CACTCGGCGCACTACATCACGCGGGGGCCTCCCCCGCACTACCCGAAAGGTATGGACGCTAGGGTAGCGTGTCAACTAGTCGGTGACGATGACCTCGCCCTTCGCGATGCCGTCGATGTTGGCTAGGTAGGCTTTCGTGTCGCTGCGGCTGATGGTCTTGGTTGGCATACTGCCGCCCGTCGATCCCTTCGCGCCGCCGCCGTTCGCGGACGTGCCCGCGAAAAACTCGGGGTAATCGGCCTTGAGCTTCCCGCCAATGAACTGATCGATGGACTGCGTGGGCGCGTCCTTGACGTAGGGCTGACCGTCGTCCGTCAAGTCGAACGCCTCACCCGTCAGCTTCCACAACGCGCCGAGTCGGTCGCCACGGACCCCCGCCTTCGCCATCTGGGACTGCACCGCGTTGTCGAGCTTGAGGGCGCGGAGTTGCGTCTCTAGCGTTGCGGCCTTTTCGCGGACGGGCGCGTATTCTAGCTCGACATCGGCCTTGAGCTTGGCAAGCTGTTCGGACGTAATGCCAGAGGCGGCGGCCTTCTGCTGTTGTTCGAGGTCGCTCAGGCGCTTCGCCAGTTCGCGGCGGTCCTTGTCGGCCTGCTTCTTTTCCTCTAGGAGCTTGGCTTGGTTCGCCTTGAGGCCGCTGACGTCCTCATCGGTGACAACGGCGAACTTGCCGTCAGCAAGCGCAAGGGCGGTGTCGCGGTGTTCTTCGGGGATTGCGTCGGTCGTGTCGTAGGTCTGAATCGGCACAGAAATGCCCTCCAAGGGCGTGGGGTAGTGAACCGCTGGCGTGCCCAGCGGGGGACTGCTACAGGGTCTGACCGCGAGGGAGTAGCCGGTACACTGAGGCGCATCGGCAATTGTACGTCCCTTCGCCGGGGTACATTTGTAGCCCTTCGCCCGGCACGTTCCACGGGTCGTCGTACATCACTTCGATGCCGTCCATCTCCGCGTGCGCTTCACGCACCCGATCGTCGAGCGTTGCCACCCATCGCTTGACCAACCGCGACGGCTCAACGGCCCCCGCGTCGGCGGCCTGCTGGAATGCCAGTTCTTGGCCGAGCTTATTGGCGTCGAGCGCCGTGGTGCGGGCGATTGTCTCGGCGTGGAACGCCACGAACCGCCGCTGATACGCTTCGGTCATCCGGTCGATTTGCTCGACAGACAGCGAACGGCCAGCGGCACGGGCGGCGCGGATGGTGGCGTCGAACCGCTTGTCGCGGAGCGCGTACCCGAGCGCGTCTTTGTTGGTCGCCGCTACCTCGAGCGCGTTGCGGAAGTTGACGACGGCTTCTTGCTGGTTCGGCGCCAACCCTACGGCGTCCCGAATGCGGCGGGCGGTCGTGCGCGGGTTCTCGCCCCGTAGTAGCCCGATAGTCGCCTCGGCGCGGATGCTGGCCTGTACATCCTGCGCGAACTTGCCAAGCGAGACGGTCGCCATCGTCTGCACCCGCTCTAGCACCTGCGGGGCTAAGACGTCAAACGCGAACGTTTGAGTGGCGATGACGTTGCGGACGGCGGCTTGTCCGCTGGCGTCCACGGCGTTGAGGATTTCCCGCCGTGCCTCGGCTAACTCGCTGTTGATGCGCGACTCGGAGAACACGGCCCGAATCACCGCATCGGCCCCGCCTGCGACTAGCGCGGCTTCGATGTCGGCGATCGGGATAGACTGGAGCGACCGCACGGCCCGCAAGATGGCGCGGGCAATCGCCGGATAGCGCCGCGATACGTCACGGCGAATCCGGTCAAGTGCGCGGCGTTCGGCGGGGGTCGTCACGCGGGCGGCGCGGCCTCAGCAGCCATTCCGCCCATTTCCCACTCCATCGCCAGTTCGGTGATGTCGTCCTCGGCGGCGACAATGCCACCCGCCTTCAGCACCTTGAGGAGTGTGACCTTCGGGAACCCTGCATTGGCGAGGGCGGCGACGGCGGTCATCTCCGGTGCGCCGATGGTGGTGCTGTCATAGTCACGCGACAGGGAAACCGTGGGCGCGTCCTCATCAGGGATGCCCAGATACCGCGCCGTCAGCGACAGGGCCACGTTGAGGGCGTCCTCAATCCCCTGCGCGGCGGTCGCCAGCGTCGAGTTCTCGGCGGTCGCGTCAAGGCGGCGGGCCTCGGCGGTTTCGGTGGTGCGCTTGGCGCGGGCCAAGAACGACAAGCCGAGCGCGGCCATCGCTTCGAGCTTCTCGACAACGCCCGCCGCCAACTGGTTAAGCGCGGTCCCCTGCAGCTCGTTCCACGCGAACGTCCCGCCCTCTTGGAGATGCACGGCCACCAACGGGCCGAGCGCCAACGATCCCGCCTCGAGGCCCGTGCCTGTGTTGACGGGCTGGAGCTGGCCCGTGACGACGGGCTGCGGGTAGGCGCACAGCTCACGATAGAACCGGAGCGCCGTCGAAAGCTGGTAATGTCCCAAATTGGAAAACGCAACGCCCATCAGCGGGGGGCGGCACACAAACGGCGCTTCTTTGCGGCCCGTGTAGGCCACGGCGATTGGCAACACATCGAACGGGACGCCTGCGCGATCGCTGAACGTGCCGGAGTCAATGACGGTCAAGCCCTTGGCCCCTTCATCGCTCACGACCGCGTACATCGCGACGCCGTCCACCAATCGGAGGACACGGTACCGGTCCACCATCCGAACCCCGAACTGGCCGTCGGGCACGGTTGCAGGTTCGTGCAGGACCAACTGCGTGACCGTTTCGCGGTTGTTGATGGTATCCACGCGCCACGAATAGACCGACCGGCGCTCGTAGGTTGACCAACGCGGGGCCAGCCGCAGCGCCTGCTCGTCGGCTAAGGTCGCGTTCGGCGGCGTCGAGGGATGGTCTACCAATAGCACCGCGTATCCGTCCCGCATCGCCAAGGATGAGAACGTCTTGGCGAACACGTTCATATGGGTGCCCGCCGCGTCGATGTTATGCACAAGCGGCGTGAACACGGCCTCGGTCGCGGCGTTGTCGTCGTAATGGATTGCGGGGGGCTTGGCGAATACCATCCCGACCGACGCATCTAGCACGCGGCTAAAGCCCTCGTAAAGCTGTTCGCAGACGGCGCGGACGGCCCATACGTTCGGGTCCTCCGCGCTCCACTTCCGGATATAGCGGCCCGCTTGTCGGTGCATCGCCCGCGTCCCTTCCGTCAGGTCACGGATCAGGTCGAGGTCGGGGAGGGCGTCTTGCGCCTCAGCGCGGCGGGTCGTTGGGGTGTCGCTCATATGCGGGGGCGGGAAAATCCTACGGTGGGCGCTGGCGTGGACAGCTTGGCGAACGCGCCGGAGAGCGCGTCGATTTGGTCGTCGTGGTTGCCGTGCGGGAAATCGGCGGCCTCAGACTTGAGAGCGTCCCGCCACGGCCCATCTAGTTCGTCAGTGTAAAGATAGACGTTCCCAGCCAGCGCCGCACTCGCAACGGGCCGAGCGCGTTCTGCCTTTGATCCAGTGGGCCGTTCAGTGAACGCCGTGACCCCGACCGCTTGCACTTGGCGCAACAGCGCGGCGGTGGCGTCCTCACCACTGATACCCGCCTGCGATTCGATCCAGTACGTCACGCGCCCGTAGCCGTAACGGGCAAGGTCAGCACGGGCACGGGCAACAATGGCCGCGTCACGGGCCGCGACCTCGACGCGGAATCGGTCAACGTGCGTGACGACGGTGCGCCCGTCGGTTGTGCGACAGGCGGCCACGCCTGCGGTATAGTCGGGGTCGTGCCCCTTCGACTTCTGGCGGGTCCCCGCCATATCCCAATACCGGACGATGGACGCGCCAGCGGGCAGGGCGTCAATGTCGCGCCACCACTCCCACCTGAACATCCCGCCCTCACGGGGTCGCGGTCGGCCTTGGAGCAGGGACGCGAAGCCGTAGGGCAACAGCTCCACCATCTTCTCAGCCAGCCATTCTTCGCCGCGGAGTTCGGGCCACAGCGGTTCGCCCTCGGCGCGGCCCAGCGGATCGTTCGGCTCGGCACGGGCGGGGAGGTCAAGCACCTGCCAGTTGCCGCCCTGTTGGTCAAGCAAGCGCCCGGCGGGGTCGTCTTGATGCCAGCGGGACATTGTCATCAGGACGGCGGTCTGCGGCTCGGCGCGGGCCAGCACGTCGGACGTGAGCCAATCCCACACGCGGTCACGGTGCGCGGGGGACTCGGCGTCCTCGCGTGACCCGATGGGGTCGTCGATCAGGATGAGGTCCGCGTTCACGGACGCAAGGCCAGCGCCAGCGCCGACGGCACGGACGCCGCCGCCCGCCGCCGTTTCCCATTCGCCAGCGGCGTCCCGCTCGGTGGACATCGCCACCCCACGCGCACGGGCAAGGCGGCGAATCTCGCGGGAGAACTTGTCGGCCTGTCGCTGGTTGTAGCTGGCGACGATAATGCGGGTGCGCGGGTTCCGCTCGAGCCGATAGACCGCGTACCCGATGGTGTTATGCTCCGACTTGCCGTGCCGGATGGGTACGCTAAAGTAGCAGCGCCGTAGATCGCCAGCCGTCACGCGGTCTAGGATCGACTGCATCGCCGTCAGGTGGCGATAGTCCCAGCGGTGTTCAGGACGGGCGGTCGCCAGCCAATCAGCGTAGGCGGCGGGGGCGGTCGTCTGTTTCTGGCGCATCCCGATGACGCGGACCTTGAGCGCGAGAAGCGCGGCGGTCTCCGCGTCAGCGGTATATGCGACCACTAGACGATCCCGAGCGACTTCGCGGCGGCTAACGCTTCTTCGTCCGACATCTGCGCGACACTCGCGGCGGTCAACTGGATGCGGTCCACATAGAACCCGCCGACCTTGCCCCGGTAATGTTCGGCGGTCACGGCGGCGCTCACCTGCCCCTGCTCAACGGCGATGTCGCGGAGCCGCTGGAGGTCGCTCAAGTGCCCTTCACGGGAGAGCGACGCCTGCGCGGTGACCTTGGCGATTTGGGCATCCAGCACGGCGCGAACGGCGGGATGGTTGGCGACCTTGCTTGGCGCGGATCGGTCATATGCCGGATAGCAAGCGGCGGCGGCGGCCTCGGTATCGGTCGCGGTAGGGTGCGCCAGCTTGTAGGCAACGAACGCCTGCTGCTTGGCCGTCAGCTTTCTTGACGGTCTGTTCTTTTCGTGCTTCGCCATCAGCTCCAAGCCGTTGACGGTGTGGCCTTCGCTCCCTGAGCGTTGGCGGCGGGTGGCATCTGGTAGCCCTTGCGGGTTGTCCTCCCCATCCCAGTGCCCTGACGTGCCGACCGGTTACCCGATGGGAGGCGTCGGATGCAATATGCGGTGACCGAACGGGTGGCGCAAGGGTCCAATGATTAGACAAGCGACAGCAAGGCGACAGCAACCGTACACTAAGTGTCGTTAGTGGGGGATAGGCCACAAGCGCCAGCAACACGACAGCACGGCGACAGCGGGTTGGTGCCGCGGTTGGTGTCAGTATAGCGACAGCATCACGCGGCTAGACTTTGGCGCGGTGGGGGTGCTAGTGTTGGAGACCTGCGCGGCGGTTCGTCCCGTTGCGGGGTCCGGTCTAGTCATCCGAGTATAGCCGAGTCGCGCTGAGATGAGGGAAAGGGCAGCGCGAGAATATTGGGATCGTCAATGGGGCGTCCGCACTAAATCCGAGCAACGTCGGCCAGCGACTCGGTCCAGCAGACGGGTGACCCTAGTAAGTAGTGTGGCGACGACAGCCACGGCGCAGCCGGTTGCAACGAGGAAGAGCGGTCCTCGATTGTTCTGGTCCCGTCAAAAGTCGGTCCCCGCTATCCCGTAGGACGTGCCGTAGGAACTTAGGCACTGGCCGCCACCGCCCCTAACTGCTGGTAATTGGCCCCCGCTTGGTAAGGTGTCCACCCCCCCTTGACAAGCTCTTAGCAGGGTGGTATTCTTAGGCGTCGGGGCAATGGAGCGCCGACACTACCGACCGGAGATAGGACAGATGGCAAAGTTCACGCACGTTCAGAAGCGCGGCAACGACGATCAGACCATTGCGGGGTATCGCCGCACGGAATGCGGACGGTGGGCTGGCCGCTTCAGCGTTATCGACGCGGGACGTGAGCCGTCGCGCCATAGCCCGCCCGTTTGTCCGAAATGCGCCGTCGCGCTCCTAATTGACCCCGCGCCCGTGGCCACCCCGTGACCCGCTACTCCCAGTCTGCCCCGTGTCCCCGCTGTCAGGCGATGGCCGACGCGGGGGCCGAGATTGAGGTGGCGCGGGCCGTGCGCTACGTCTGGGGTGCGCCCTGTAGCTATTGGGCACCCGCTGAGATCGACGAGGCCAGCGAGACGGACTGGCAATGCCCCGACTGCCACGACTGGCACGGCACGACCCCATTTACGGCGGCAG